AAACGAGGAGGAAGTCCATAAAGTTCTGTTGGAACTTGCCCAGGATGTGGGCCATCGGCTGCGTGTCCATGACCTCTGCGCCCAGGGTGTTCAGGTTTCCGTCAGAGGAAACGATCTGCTCGGAGCGCAGTTCCAATGCAAGCTGCCATTCAGGACCCAGCTTCCTTCCGAAATCGCCTGTGCCGGGTTTCGCCTTTTCAAAGAGCGTTACCGATGGGGTACGAATGTCAGAGCGGTGTGTATCCGGGCCATTGATCTGGTTCCCAAATCTGATATCGAGCAGCTTAGTATCTTTGTAGATACAGCCCGCCGGGATCGGAGAGCCAGACTAGAGGATGCCATAGAAGGACTTCGTGACCGCTACGGAAAACGCGCAATCACATATGCCACTCTGATGGGCGACCTGAAAATGCCGGATGACGGCCGGCACAGCGTAAAGATGCCCGGTCTTATGTATCAGTGACCGTGGGTCTGCAAATTTCCACCACAGTTTGCATTCCAAGGAGGGGGATTTGGTTATGCTGATTCGACAGCCCATTCGCAACAACACCACTTTAGGAGATAAAAAGCCCCGTGTGTTTGATGCGCTCATCGACACCAACAACGGAGCCATTTATCTGGAACTTAAGAACGCAAGACAGAAGGAGATCATCCAACTGTGCGACGTTCTTTCTCAAATTGAACAGGCAAAGAGACAAGCCTGCAGTAAGTAATCCACCCAGGAGCCATGACTCCGTGATAACAGAACAGCGTTCATCTATCGAGCCCTGGCTCCGCCCGTAAGGACGAGTGACCTAACTGCCGAAGTGAAGCAAAGATCAGAAATGATTTGCTTTATTTCGGCAGTTTTTTTATGCCCATTTTTCTGCTCCCGCTTCACTTCCCCGTGAAGAAAGGAACAGAAAATGAAAATCAAATACGAATTTGCAACGGAATCCGTGGAAATCGAGGTATCTGACGAATGGGCCACCATCCTGGTGGATCTGGATCGGCAGGAGTATAACAACGACCAAAATGAGACCCGGCGGCATTGCTCCCTGGAAGCTTATGGTATTAACCATGAAGAACTGGCATCGGATGAGGATACTCTTGCAGATTTGATCCGGGAGGAGAGCGCAGATTCTGTTCGTGCAGCAATGCGGAAGCTGAAAGACTCTCACAGAGAATTACTTCAGGCACTGTTTTTTGATGGTGTCAGCAATGAAGAATATGCTCACCGCTGCGGGGTTGCTCCCGCTGCCATTAGTCAACGCAAAAAGACCGCACTAAAAAAATTAAAAAATTTTTTGAAAAAACCTTAATTTTTTGCTTTCCCGTGACCTACCTACAAGAAGGCAATCACGCAGATGCCTTCCCAGAAAGGATGTGATTCCAATGAAACACAATTTGAAGATCTGCGTTTCCAAGGAACCGAAGTCTGGCGGTGTGGTCGCTTGCAGAAGCATTTCTCTGCGGCAAAAGCTGTTGACCCGCTTGCTGGGTCCCTTGGACAAGGTAATGATCATCGTTCCCGGTAACAGCGTCCAGACGGTGGCCATTACAGAAGTGATGGAGGGAGGTATGGTCTGTGAAGCTGTATGAGGTAAACCAGGCGATCGAAGGCATCTTTGATCTGCTTGTTGATCCGGAGACGGGAGAGCTTCTGCCGGACGAGAATCTGATGCTCCAGTTGGAGGCGCTTCAGATGGAGCGAAGCCGGATTCTGGAGTATCTGGCAAAACTGGTGCTGAATACCCGCTCTCAGGTGGCGGCACTAAAGGAAGAGGAAAAGCGACTCAAAGAGCGCCGGGCCATTCTGGAGCGAAAGGAAAACCGACTCATGGATATCCTCGACCGGGAGTGCCATGGTGAAAAGACCGACTGCGGTGTGGCAACCATCTGCTACCGGAAAACCACTAAAGTGGATGTGGCAGACGATGCCGCTGCTGTGTCCTGGCTGATGGATAACGGCTACACACGGTGCTATAAGGTCCTGGCTCCAGAAATCAGCAAAACGGAAGTTAAAAAGCTGCTGACCACTGGTATGGATGTTCCTGGTGTGGCTCTTGTGCAGGATCTGTCCTGCAGCCTGAGATAAGGAGGGCGATCCATGAAAATTACAAGTGGCAAAGTGATGCGAGCCCAGAAGGTAGTTATTTACGGCTCGGAGGGCATAGGTAAATCCACCCTGGCATCCCGGTTTCCCAATCCTCTGTTCATCGACACGGAGGGCGGAACCGCCCAGTTGGATGTCCGCCGTATCGAAAAACCCGGTTCTTTCGATGGCCTGATCTCCATCGTCAATGAGGTGGCGGCAGATCCCGATATCTGTAAGACCCTTATCTTGGATACTGCTGACTGGGCGGAGCAGATGTGCATTACGGGTGTCTGTGCTAAGTACAAGAAGGCCGGTATCGAAGATTTCGGCTATGGCAAGGGCTATACCTACCTGGCGGAAGAGTATTCCAGGCTGCTGAATGCCTTTGATGCGGTTATTGCCGCCGGTATCCATGTGGTCATTACAGCCCATGCAAAGATGCGGAAATTTGAGCAGCCTGATGAGATGGGTGCGTATGACCGTTGGGAGATGAAACTCTCCAAGCAGGTGGCCCCGTTGCTGAAAGAATGGTGCGATCTGCTGCTGTTCTGCAACTACAAGACCATCGTGGTGGCTACTAAGAATGATACCAAAAAGGCCCAGGGCGGTAAGCGTATCATTCACACCACCCATCATCCCTGTTGGGATGCAAAGAATCGCCATGGTCTCCCGGACGAAATCGACTTGGACTATGGCAACATCGCCCACCTTTTTGATTCTGCCGCCCCGGCAGCATCTGTCACCGATAGAGTCACCGATGCAGCAGAGCCGACTCCTCTGGAGCGTGTGAGGACGCTGATGATGGAGTCTCAGGTGGCAGAACAGGAACTGCAGGCCGTAGTTGCCCAGAAGGGCCATTTCTCGGGTATGGTTCCCGTTGATCAGTATCCCGAGGCATTTCTGACCGGATGGGTCATTCCCCACTGGAAAAAGATCGTAGAAACCATCGAAGCTGACCCGGATCGGCTTCCGTTCTGAAATATGGAGGTAAATGAAAATGTACAACAATAATGCTGTTATGGACTGGAACGACGTCATCGAGGATGATGGCCAGGAATTTGTCCTTCTGGAGGAAGGCGATTATAACTTCAGAGTCACCAATTTCGAGCGTGGCCATTTCCCCGGCAGCGCCAAGCTGCCTGCCTGTAATAAGGCAACACTGACCCTGGAAGTAGACACCCGTGAGGGTTGTGCCTATGTGAAGCACGACCTCCTGCTGTGCCGCAATCTGGAGTGGAGGATCTCTTCCTTCTTCCGCTGCATCGGCCAGAAGAAGCACGGTGAGCGTCTGGTCATGGACTGGAATAAGGTGGTTGGCTCTCAGGGCCGGGCAAGATTCAAGCCCCGTAACTACACCAACCGTGATGGTGAGCAGAAGCAGACCAACGATCTGGATCGTTTCTATGACTACGATCCTGCGTTCTTCCCCAAGAAGCAGACTCCTGCATGGGTGGCAGAAGCTGAAAAGGCTCCCGCTCAGACCTGGGAGCAGAGTGGTTTCTGATGATGCAACTTAGACCGTATCAGGCCAAGGCAAAAGATGCGGTCTTGTCCGAGTGGAACAAGGGGTACCGGAAGACGCTTCTGGTACTTCCCACCGGGACAGGTAAAACCGTTGTTTTTGCCAAGGTTGTAGAAAACCAGGTCAGTCGGGGTGGCCGTGCGCTCATCCTGGCTCACCGGGGCGAGCTGCTGACACAGGCAGCGGATAAACTCCGTGCCGCTTGTGGCATGGATTGTGCACTGGAAAAGGCAGAATTTACGAGTCTCGGAAGTCCGCTACGGATCACCGTGGGATCTGTTCAGTCTCTTGCCCAGCCAAAGCGGCTGGAGCGTTTTCCACATGATTATTTTACCGACATCGTGGTGGATGAAGCACACCATTGCCTGTCGGACAGTTATCAGAGGGTGTTGGATCATTTCCCAGATGCCAATATCCTTGGTGTTACCGCCACCCCGGATCGTGGCGATATGAAGAACCTGGGTCAGTATTTTGACAGTAAGGCATTTGAGTACACCATGCCCCAGGCCATCAAAGAGAAATACCTGTGTCCCATTAAGGCTCAGATGATCCCCCTGGAACTGGATATTTCCGGTGTGAAGGTCACCAACGGTGACTTCAGCAGCGGTGACATTGGTAATGCTCTGGAGCCCTATCTGGAACAGATCGCCCGGGAGATGACACATTACTGCGATGGCCGGAAGACGGTGGTGTTTCTGCCCCTCGTCCATATTTCTCAGAAATTCACCGACATTCTGAATGCTTACGGCCTGCGTGCCGCAGAGGTCAATGGCAACAGTGCTGACCGCGCAGAGACCCTCCGGGATTTTGAAAACGGCAGATACGATGTGCTGTGCAATTCTATGTTACTGACGGAGGGGTGGGATTGTCCATCTGTAGACTGCGTGGTGGTTCTGCGGCCTACCAAGGCCAGAAGTCTGTATCAACAGATGGTAGGACGAGGAATGCGTCTTCACCCCGGCAAGGATCATCTGCTGCTGTTGGACTTCCTGTGGCTGTCAGAGCGGCACGACCTTTGTCGACCTTCTGCGTTGGTTTCCAAAGATTCTGATATAGCAAAAAAGATCGATGAGCGGCTGAAGGACAGCGGTGAGGAATTTGACCTTATCGAAGCAGAGGAACAGGCCGAGCGGGATGTCCTGGCAGAGCGTGAAGAGGCTCTTGCAAAGGAACTGGCCATCATGCGGCAGCGAAAACGGAAACTGGTCGATCCGCTCCAGTATGCGCTTTCTATCGCAGCGGAGGATCTGGTTGGGTATGTTCCCACGTTTGCATGGGAGATGGCACCACCATCGGAACGGCAGTTGGAGTTCCTGGAAAAGCGTGGCATCTTCTCAGAGTCCATAGAGAACATGGGCAAGGCAAGTATGCTGATCGACCGACTTATGAGACGGCAGGAATCGGGACTCTCCACGCCAAAACAAATACGCTGTTTGGAACGGTATGGCTTCCGGCAGGTGGGCACCTGGCAGTTCGATGATGCTGCCAAAATGATCTCCCGGCTGGCGGCAAATAACTGGAGACTTCCGTTTGGCCTGAATCCCAAGCAGTACCAACCTTAATTCGGAGGAATGGAAATGAGCAATGTTTTATCAGCACTGCAACATATCGATGTGTCAGCGCTGTCATATCAGGACTGGATCAATGTTGGCATGGCACTCCAGGCAGAGGGCTATGACTGCTCCGTTTGGGACAATTGGTCCCGGGGTGACAGCAGATACCATCCCGGCGAATGCGAACGGAAATGGCGTACCTTTGGCAGATGCAATTCTCCCATTAAGGGTGGCACCATCGTGCAGATGGCACGAGATCGTGGTTGGACACCTTACGGTGAAGGAACTGCCATGGACTGGGATGATGCCATCATGGATGACGGAGATGGATTTACACAGTATTCTGCACCGGATACCTGGAATCCTACCCAGGAACTGATTACTTATCTGGAGACCCTGTATGAGAAAGATGACTTTGTAGGCTATGTCACCAATGATGTGTGGCAGGACGGCGAAGGCAGATGGGTACCGGCGAAAGGAGTGTTCACCCGGACTGCCGGAGAACTGATCACTTCTCTGCGGAAACACCCCAATGATATGGGTGCAACCATCGGCGACTGGAAACCGGAGGTCGGTGCTTGGATTCGTTTTAATCCTGTGGACGGGGAAGGTGTCAAGAACGATAACATCACCCGGTTTAAGTTTGCCCTGGTGGAATCGGATACCATGCCCGTTTCGGATCAGGATGCCATGTACCGCAAGCTGGAACTTCCCATTGCGTGTCTGGTTCATTCCGGCGGTAAGAGCCTCCATGCGATCGTCCGTGTGGACGCAGAAGATTATACCGAGTACCGCAAACGAGTGGAATTTCTGTATGACTTCCTGGAAAAGAATGGCCTGCGGGTGGATAAGCAGAACCGCAACCCTTCACGGCTGTCCCGTTTGCCTGGTGTCACCCGTAATGGTAACCGGCAGTATCTGGTGGCTACCAACATTGGCAGAAAGTCCTGGACAGATTGGTTGGACTATGCAGAGGGTGCAACAGACGAGCTACCTGGCATGGTTGCCCTGGATGCGTACAAAGATAACCCACCCAAACTTCCAGAGGAACTGATCAAGGGCATCCTTCGCTGCGGTCATAAGATGCTGATCTCCGGTCCCTCCAAAGCGGGTAAAAGTTTCGCCCTTATGGAACTATGTATTGCCATTGCAGAAGGAAAATCCTGGCTCGGTTTTTCATGCAAAAAAGGCAGGGTACTGTATGTGAATCTGGAGATTGACCCGGCTTCTTGTATCATGCGTTTCATGAAAATCTACGAGGCACTGGGCTGGCAGAAGAAACACATGGATGACATCATCGTTTGGAATCTGCGTGGTCATGCGGTCCCATTGGACAAATTGGTACCGAAACTGATCCGCCGTGTCCATGATCAGCATTTTGATGCCATCATTGTGGACCCAATCTACAAGGTCATTACCGGCGACGAGAACAATGCTTCCGACATGGCTTTGTTCTGCAATCAGTTTGATAAGATCTGCACTTCCACCGGATGTGCAACCATTTACTGCCACCATCATTCCAAGGGAGCCCAGGGGGCAAAGAAAGCGATGGATAGAGCTTCTGGCAGCGGTGTGTTTGCCCGTGACCCTGATGCCCAGTTGGATCTGACACCGTTGGAAATGACAGAGGATCTTAAAAACTATGTCCAGGACGGTGGTGCTACAGCCTGGCGGTTGGAAAGCAATCTCCGGGAATTCCCCAATGTCACGCCTGTCAACTTCTGGTTTGAATATCCCATTCACAGAGTGGATGACACAGATCAGCTGCATAACGCATTTGCGGAAGGAAGCCCCATGGGGAACCTTTCCAAGAGCAGGAAGTATACCAGGGCAGAAGATCGCCGTGCATCCATAGAAACAGCATTTCAGGTTCTTAGTGTGTCACCCCCGGTCACAGTGCAGGCAATAGCT